CATTTTAAATACCTGCTAAATTCTGTAAGTTCTCTATCTCTACTGCTTCGTTAATTACTTTTGTAGGTATAAGCAATACGTCATCACTTGCGTTTTCTGAAAGTATAACTTTGTATCCTATATCTTCCCAAGTCATGTTCCAATATTCTAACACTTTGTTCATAAATTCAAAGGCTTCCACTCTCATTGCTCTTGCCTTTTGAACAAACTGACTATACCACTGTGGATTTGCTTTGTTTAATCCACTTGCTTTAAGCATAGGTCCCATAGCATCAACATACACATCAACGTTTACATTCTTGGCTTGTTGTGCCTGTAATTGTTTAAGTAATTCTTCTGACGCGGCAATCTTATCTTCCACTGATGCAGATTTATCTAAAATTTTCCTCTTATGAATATCTAAATCAAATGCTTTAGCCATTCTGTTTACATCTTTTCTAGGCTCTGCTAGTTTAGGTTTGAAAGCACCTACGGCTTTTGCACCCAATCTACCTAATGCCGCTCCGGCTACTGCACCTGCTTTTTCTCCGCCTGTTGCTTCTGGGTCTGCCATAGTCTTACTTGCTAAAGGTCCGCCCATTGCCTGAACTGCTCTGTCTTTCATTTTATCCATTGTGCTTTGTGTTGGTGCAGTACCTTTTGCGATTGCCATTAAGTCTTGTGAAAGTTGGTCTTTGTCTTTAAGTGGATATGTGCCAGGCATATTTGTAATACCAGGTGTTTGACCGTCATCGTTAGCCAAATCTTTGAATGCTATGAATTCTCCTGGTTGTGGTGGTTTTACCTTACCTGTTGTTTTAACATCTACATTTTGCCATGCCCATTTACCGTTCTTCTGTTGTTGGTATTGATAAGTCATTCCTGTTGGATCTGTAACAAGACCCATGTTAATACCTTTCATTGTGGCTTTGTCTTGTGCAAACTGACCTATTGCGCCAGTCTTTTTAGCACCAGCCATTCTGCCTGCTGTTTGTTTATCTACTTGGGCTTGTCTTTTCTTGGCTCTTGCCATGTCACTAAATCTACCTGCACCCATTTTCTCGTCTGGTAGAACACCGCCTGCATCTGCTCTTCCTTTTTTGTATGCATTTATGGCATCACGAGCAGGATTTTCTAGTATAATGTCATTAATAATCATTTTAACTCTCTTTATTTTCCAGTACTTTTTTTATACCTCTAGAGAATTTTTTAGCATCTCCACTTTTAATGCTGTTGATTAATCTACGTTCTAAATCCAATGCATCTTCTGGACTGTAGGATTCATGTAGTATGTCTTTTAAATTTTGTACACTTGTTACAACATGTTGTACTCTGTTTTCTAGAACATGGTGCTTATCTCTGTCAACAGAAATTTGCTGTAATTCTTCTAATATCGTTCTAGTTTTTTTAATAGACATGTTTTTTATTCCCTATATCTTGTATTTATCAATTATAGGTCATTTTTTTTCATAAACTCACGCATGTTTAGTGCCTGACTCACTGTGTCTTTTGCTTCAGGTTCATCTGCTTTAATACTGTTACTACGTTTCAGTTGGTCTATTAATCCACTTGACGTTACACTTATTGCACCTTCATCATCTTCATCTAAGTCTTCTACCCTAAGTGTATCAGGATTAAATTTTAAGTCTACTTTACTACCTACACCACTGCTAGAACGTGTTTTCATAAATTGTATTTGATATCTACCACGTTCTCTCATTGCATTGCTAGTAAAAATACCAATAACATTATCTGCTGTTTGTATTTTACTAATACCACCTGCTATATGATGGTGGTCAAATTCTATTTCTTCTACTGCACCTCTGTTCAACTGCGATGCTGTCACAAACAATGTGTTTGTTTCCATTGCTAAATTTCTTAATTCTTCAGACACATATTTGTCTTTAATAAACAAATCGCCTGGACTTACTCTTGCACTAATAGGACTCATTAAATCTAAATAGTCTACAAGTATTGCATCTACTTTTATGTCTGCGTTTATTTCATATTCTCTAATAAATGCTCTAACATCATTTGCTGTTACACCATTAGGCATTTGTTTTACTCTAAACTTACCTGCACCTTTTCCTTTCATACGAACTTTTAAGTCTACATCATCCATATTACGCATAATTTCCTTAGTGCTGTATTGACTTACCATTGCATCAAGACGCATACTAATTAACTGTTCGCTCAATTCTAAACTAATGTAAACAACATTAAGTCCTGCTAAACTCCAGTTCACACCTAAGTTTTGCAAGAATAAACTTTTACCTGCACCACTACCTCCAGCAAAGATTGTAATCTCGCCTTTGTTTAGTCCGCCATATAGTTTTTGGTCAATGTGTTTCCAGCCTGTGCTGACTGCACCTGCTTGACTTTTTATGTATTGTAATCTTTCTTTTGGATTTTCAAAATAATCTAATCCCAAGTCTTTTACAAGTCCTACTTGACTTGCTTCTTTTATTTTATTTTCAACAGCACCATAATCTTGATTTTCTAATAAGTCAGTACTGTCAAGTATTGCTTTTTCTAATGCTTTGTGTCTGCAAAATTGTTCAAATGTGTCTAAGAACCATTCAATGTGATTGTCTGTTAATCCATCAATTCTTTCTAATTCTAATTTTGTTGTAGCACTTATCTGGTCTATTGTAGGAATACTGCTGTAGTCTGTTGCATGTTCTTTTAAAAACTTTACTGCATCTTGATACTTTCTATTAAACATATATGGTTCAATAATATTGTTTACTCTAACAAATAGTTCAGGATCTGTTATTAAAAAGTTTAAAAACAGTTCTTGTATTTCTTCTGTGTATTCTTGAATATTATCCATATAGTGTATTTAACTCATTTAGTATGTGACTGTATATTAATTTATGACCTTTTTCATTAGGATGCCCATCGTTTTGGCTAACGACATTCTGGTTCATCATGTGTGTCATAGGTGCTCTGCACCATTTACTTAAATCCATTTGTGTTAGAATACTAGTTTCAAATCTAGTTTTAGCAATTTTAAAATCAAACGGATTGTTATTTTTTATAGTTGGTATATGATTTTCAAAAGACATACTTGTAAAAATATAATTTATATTTTGTTTTTCCAATAGTTGCTGTAGAGTTAAAACATTTTTAAAATATTCAATTCTGTAATCTTGTATTGTTTTGCCATACAAAGCATCATGTGTTAATCCTTGTGCAATTTTGTCATAAGACTTTAAAGTACTTTTCAGTTGAGGATTATCTTTATCCATGTGCTTATGATTGTCTGTATGAAATCCATACATACTGCTAGAGTCTTTTTCAATGTCAAAATCGTTACTAATTACAAACCTACCATCTTGACAAAAATTTACCCAATTACTAATTCTGTCTGAATATCTTTCTTTCCTATGTATTGCTGTCCATTGTATAATAACTAAATCGTAAAGTTTTTCATCTAATTCTTCTACAGTTCTTCTTAAAATTTTATCATTGCTATTACCACCTACAGCAATATTGTTTACAGTATTATTTTCTTCGAATAAAGTTGCCCAGGTTGTTTGACCACTGTTTGAAAGCATACCTGTGTTTTCATCGTGTACTACATTTGAGCCACCTGTAAAACTACATCCGTTTATTAGTATGTTCATAACATTTTTGCCTGTACTTGTATTTTAATTTTATTATCTGTTGCATATTTAATTATACTATTTACAGTTAATAATCTGCCATAATGTTCTACTGCATCTGCGGCATCTTTAATATAATCTTTCCAAGGTGGAAAACTAACTTCCCAACCTAACTCTACTGCTTTTTCAATTAAGTCTTTACCAGGTTCATCTCTATCAGGACAAAGTATAACACGTTTGTTAAGTTTGTCAATTAGGTGTGCTTGTTCTGATGTAACTGCATTACCTAATACACTAACACCATCAACAAGTATTGCATCAAAAACACCTTCTGTAACAATAACAAAATCTCGTTCACTGTTTACAAATCTATCTATATTAAACACATAGCCACTTTGCTGATTTTTTAAATACTTTGCAGTTTCTTTATTTGGCGGATTAACATGTCTACCTGTCCAACCGACAAGTTTATTGTTGTACAAAAACGGCACTACTAATCTAGCATTATACATACTGTCTCCAAAATGCATTAAAGGAAACTTTCCTAATAGTCCACGTTGTATTGCATACTGTTTTACTTTATGACTGTCATCTAGGTCTTCTACTAAACTAACATCATCTGGTAATTCTACTTGTTTAAATTCTGCCGCACTATAAACATAATCATCTAAATCATCTTCTATTTCTAATTCTTCTCCATGCTTCATTAGATTAAGAACAACTTTGTGTATATCTTTTGCGCCAACACCTAATGCTTCTGCTAATGCTTTGTATTTTTGTCCTAGTCTAGGACTTGGAGACCATCCTGTTGTATAGTTACAATTAAAACAATGATAACTTATTTTACTGTTTGTTTGTATTACACCACCACGTTTACGTTTGTCGCCACACATAGGACAATTAAATGTAGTCCAACCGCTAGGAGTTTTACCACTGTTTATTGGTAAATTGTCTATAAGTAATCTATGTACCTGGTCAACTAATTCATGATGATGCATAAAACTATTATAACATCTTGGACATAAAAGTCAACTAGTTTCTGAGTAGAACTTTATCAACAGATCCTGAAGTTTTATTGAACTTCACTCTTAACCAATTTGTATTGATTACAAAGTTAAAAGGATCTATACCGTTGTAAGCAGAACCATAAGGAACTGCAGGATCTCCAACATCACCTTGCACATTAATATCATACCAATCTGTTTCTTGTGTAGGTGCTGATTCTAATGCACTACCTTGAACAGTTACATTGCCTACGAAATCCGTCATATAAAATGCTACAGTATGTCTACTGTGCCTAAAGTTTTTATCTTGGTTTCCGTACATTGATGATGATACAAATGTATTTGCAGGATCTCCTAATTCTGTGTTTCCTGTTTGAGTAAATGTAACTGCACTCTGTGATGCAATAGGTTCATACTCTAAACTGCTTCTGACTTCTAAATCTGTGATAATTCTATCATTTTGATTTGCATACAAAGGATTTTGTGAAACTCCACTATCAGCACTTTCTGTAATTGATATGTGATAAAATCCAGGATTCAAATCTGTTAAATCTCCAACAGTTAAATCCAATCTTGCTTCACCGTTTGTGCCACTGTTTACTAAACTAAGTGGTTTAAAAACAACTCTTCTGCTTGTATTAGGATTAATAATACTTGCATAAAGTGTTTTAGTACTGATGTTTTGCAGAACTCTATCTCTATTTCTTACATAAAAGTTCAATTGATTTGTTAATCCTTTATGTACAACTAATTTTGTTTGATTCATTGGTCTATTATCCACGTTTATACCGTCCGAACTTAATACCAAATCGACGGTCTGGTTTCCTAAATTATAAATTGTATGTGCGTTTCCTGACATATTCTATACCATTATTATTACAGTATTTATCTATATGAACTATAAATATCATAGATGACTAAAGAAGAAGAACTCCAAGAGAAGTTTCCATTTTTAACTGGATTGTTGTTTGGCGAAAAAGAATTTGTAGGAATAGTTCAAAATCAAGACAAACAAATCATAAGTTTTTATGATATAGAAGGCTGTAAATCGGAAGAACACAAAAAATTAATGCTAGAGTATGGCGATTTATGGTGGTGGGAAAGTAACAGACAATTACCTATTGACATTTTTTTATATCATGAGATGCAAGATTTACAATATACTTTAAGAACTTTTATGCTAAAAGAAACAGAAGTAATGTTTGGTCCTGTAACAAGTATGCAAAATATACTTAAAAAGAGAATAAAAAGAAGAAGTATCCAGTTGGTCAAAAAGGCAGACTAAACCTTATCAACCAAAAGATTCAATTGTACTAGAATAACCATTGCATAGCCTATTGCATGACTTCTTTTAAAGAAGTAATCATCTGTCTTTTCCCAAACTTCTTTTTCAATTACTTCCCAACTGTTTCCAACTAGATAACGTTTACCTGGTCTAATCATTGCAAGTATCATTGCTAATTGTTCTACAGTTTTAGGTGGATGTTGTTTTATGATTTCATAATGATTACCAATGTGGAATAATTTTTCAACTACTTCTTTGTGCTCTAACAGTTCCCACATAGGTTCAGTTGCAAGTAGCCTGTCTAAATGTGCTTCACTTTCTATGTCTGCATAAACATTATTGTTAAGAAAGTCAACTTTAAAGTAACCGAATTCTTCTGCATCTTTATGGTCAATGGTGCTGAATTCTTCTAAAGGAAAACTTGGAATAGGTTGAAAGTAAACACCTGTATTGTGTTTTTCAAATGAGTCTTCTCTTTTTATGCTGGCAGGGATATGGTCAACAAGTTCTAAGAACTTATCTCTATCTGCCATATCAATATCTACATCAAAGTTTATTTTCATATAATTTCTGCAATCTTATCTGCTAGATTTCTAAACCAATTAGCATCGTGTCCTTTAGTTGTTTCTGCCGCTGTTCCAACTCTAATACCAGAAGTTTCAGTAAAACTTCTTGGGTCATTTGGAATACCATTTTTATTTACAGTAATACCATTTTCTTCTAACAAGTCTGCGGCTTCACGTCCGCTAATATTTTTATTAGTTAAATCTAAAAGTATTATATGCGAATCTGTTCCTCCTGTCAAGCATTCAAAACCATTTGCTGTAAGTTGGTCTGCGAATGCTTTAGCATTTACTAATACATCATTTGCATAGTTTTCAAACTCTACTGTATTTGCTTCTATAAAACATTGTGCCTTTGCCGCAATTTGATTCATTAAAGGTCCACCTTGTGTACCTGGAAAAATAGCACTATTAATTTTTCTACTGTATTCTTCTTTATTCCACAATATAATACCGCCCCTAGGACCGCGTAAAGTCTTGTGTGTTGTACTTGTTACTACATCAGCATAATGAATAGGATTATCGTAGCATTTACCTGCTATGAGACCGCTATAGTGAGCCATATCACAAAGTAAATATGCTCCTACTTCATCTGCTATAATCCTAAACTTACCCCAATCTATTTGTCTTGGATATGCACTTGCTCCCGCAATTATCATTTTAGGCATAACGTTTTTTGCTTGTTCTAGTATAGCATCATAATCTAACATACCTTTGCTATCAACACCATAATGATATGCATCATAAACTTTGCCTGATATGTTTGGAGTACTACCATGACTAAGATGACCTCCACTTGCTAAATCCATACCTAGTATTCTATCGCCTGGTTTTAAAAATGCTTGAAATACTGCGGTATTGGCATTTGCACCACAATGTGGTTGCACATTAGCAAAATTACTATCGAATAATTTAGTAACTTCGTCAATTGCCAAGTTTTCAATATCATCCATATTAGTACAACCGTTATAATAACGTTTGCTTGGATAACCTTCAGCATACTTATTTGTAAATATACTTCCGCTTAAAGCCATTACTGACTCACTAGCATAATTTTCACTTGCTATAAGTTCAATAGTATTATCTTGTCTATTAACTTCTTTATCAAGAATTGCTTTTACTCGATTGTCCATTATACCCCTTTAATTTTATCTAACATTATTTGTGCATTGTAACATTCTTTTATAGGATTGTCATCTTCTAAATCTTCTATGACTTTTAATAATGCATTCAACTTTTTTAATTTTTCTTGTGTAAGCGATACTTGTTCAACTTCTGTTGTAATTGTCAAGTTATCAGTAAAAGTAAAATCAAAACTATCTTGAACATAGTCATTAGTAATAGTTATAGTATCTGTTCCGTCTAAAGATATTATAGATGTATCATTCATATTTGTCATCGAAAAGTTTGCTCCATTTTTTAAGTTTCTGTTTCTTTTCTTCCATTCTATCTGCTATTTGTTCATCAGTAACAATGCCACTCATTTTAATAATCTCAATCATGCACATTACATCACCGATTTCATCTTGTAAATTACGCAGATATTTTGTTTTGCCATCACTACGAATTACTTTACTACATGCTTGAATTAATTCTCCGCACTCTTCCATAGTGATAACTAACATCTCTTCTTGTTTGTTCATATCTCTTTATGTTTAAATTGTTCTGCAAGTGGAAATATCTTAGAAATAACATCTGCTACGGCATGTGCTATATCCATGTGTTCTTGTTGTGTTCCATTTGCACCACGTAATTCTATATAATGAATCCAACTACGCAATGTACCATTTACATACATACGGCTTACAGTATTTCCTTCTGGCAGTACTGCTCTTGCTTGTTCTTTGGCAATACCGTTGCTTATAGCCCAACTGTATGCGTCTAGTGAAGCATTTATAACATCTCTCTGCTTGTCTTCCCATAGTGCTTGTAACTGAGTGTCATCAGTCTGGATACTATTCTGTCTATTTTTAGGATCTTGTAGTCTTGCATCTCTAATTTCAAAATCCAAGTCCTTTGTAGGATCTGCATAACGTTGACTAAACTCTTGAAAACTAAAACTTCTATGTCTTAATATTTGTCTAGCAATATCTCTGGTAGTTTCTATTTCCAAACATGCTGATACCATTTCTAATGGCGACCAGTGTTTATGCTTCATCAAATACTTTACAAGTTTTTCACTCGTTTCTTTATTGTTTTGATTGTCTGGATTACTTACTCTGGCACAATATGCCACTAAGTCTAATGCTGACTCGTTAAAGTCTGGTGCTTGTGAATGACTAATTAATTTTATTTTCATATTTTTGCATCCTTACATGCTAGTTTAATTTCATTTACTTCTTCTTTATTTGCAGTAAACAGTTTCATCCAAAAAGACGGTTCAATAATATCTTCTATCATTTTAACTTGCTCACTACTAAATCTCTCTAGTAATTCATTACCAGTTTCACTTAGATATAATATCCAAGGACTAACTTTTGCACTTCTAAAATCATGTACTGCCCTTGCTGGTGATACTTCTATAAAATAGTTCTGCCAATCAGTTTCATTATCTTTTCCCCAACCTGCAAGATATATCACAGTTCTTTCTAATGCTTTTAAACCTGGTTCTTTTCTAACATACTCTTTAAGATACTTGTCATATTGTTTGTCTGATGCCCATTGTTTTAATTTTACACCTGTTTTAATCAAATGTTCTGTGTAACGTTCTGGTTCAAGCCATTCATTTACTTGACATGCTCTGCCATATTTTACAAATGCTTCATAATATTGACTTCTAATAAAGTCTTCCATTGACTTTGGTTGTTTTGCAGTAGTGTTTATTTCATAAAACATTTGAAAGGCTCTATGTGCTAAACGTATGTGGCTCATTTCTCTGTCTGCCCAACGTCTTTTCTTTACACACATATGGGCCGCAAGTGTTCTTTCACTCATAAAACTTTTACCGCACCATTTACAATCCAAACTCATTTCTTAAATATGTCCTTTATTTCTTTATCCTCATAACCATTTGCAAGTGCAAGTTCTTTTAATGAGTCATCATTATTTAAACTTAAAAACAATTCAATCTCATCTGCTTTTAGGTGTGGAAGTACGTTACTTACAAACTCTCCTCTTTTACTTTTCTTTTTTCTACTATTGGGTGGTTTGATATAAGGATGATGTTGTACCTTTCCACTACCAGCCGCTGTCATTAATAACCATTGTAATTCAGGATGTTTACTCACATCAGTAAATTTATGATTTACTAATTCATTTACCATCCAAATATAATCAGGTGCTGAACTGCCTTGCACACTACTAGCATACCTCATCATCATCCAGGCACTAAATGCCTTCTTTTGTTCAGCACTTAACTTGTTATACCAACCTCTATCCTTTTTATCGATAGCCTTCATTACTTCTGCTAATGGTATTTGAGGTTTTTTAGGCACCTAGTATCTCCATGTAATAAGGTTCTCCGTCTGCTACAGTTTCTTTCCACTCTTTACTTGCATTTTCATCTGCACTATCACTTATATATTTAAAACATTTAAAGTTTACATTGTGGTATTGGCAAGCCTTAGCAATAGCATAAGCCTCCATGTCTACCACATCCGCGACAATATCCAATACGGAAGTATCACTAACAAAATTATCACCAGT